ATGCGGTTTGTTGTGCGGGAAATAAGATCCCTTAACTCCCACCTCTCAATTTTCCTAATTCTTCCCTCTGATTATTTAACATCCCAACAACCTTAAATAAATCTTGATTCTTGCGGGTGATGCTACCCTCCAAAGCATTAAGTCTATTTTGGCGTTTAATGCCCGATGCCGACCCATCTAACGGCTGCTCTTTGAGTGCGGTTATTTCCCGTCGCAGTGTTGCCATTTCAGATTGAATACCCGTTAACTGTTTCTGGGTATTTACTATCTGACCTTTAAGGATTTGGATTTGCTCATTCTGTAATGGCGGTAATCTCAAGTCTCTAACATCTTGAATAACCTCCCCTAACTGCTGTTGTTTAATCTGTTTTTCTAGTTGTAACTTACTCAGTTGAGCCTCTAACTTTTTAGTTCCTTTCTTGGCAATACTAAGCTGTTGAATTTGTTGTTGAATTTCAGATATTTTAGGCTCTAATTCAGTCAAGGCTTGATTAAGAATATTCCGATCTCTAATCATTGCCGAGGCTTTATCAGCTTGATAAGTTAGCGGTTCTATCTTGATTTCTCTCATGTTCAGAGATTGTTTTAACTTATTCTCAATCTCATCTAATTGTTTAAATAGTTCCCCCCTCTCGATAGCTTTTCCTTTCACATCAAAGAATACGGGTTTACCAGCATCCTGTCTGACCTTCTCCCATATTTGTAGGGTGTTGTCTGCGTTATCTCTAATTAGATTTGAGCTATCAAGATTGTATCTATCAAGTTGTTCCAATAGAATATTTTGCTCATTTAATAATTTCTTCTGAGCATCATTTAAGGATCTAATTCCATTCCCTGTTACCTCTCCCTGTTCCTTGAGTACAGTATATTTACGTTGCCAGTCTTGATATTTGCCTACGGTTTTCCGTAGTTGACCTTGTACATCATCGGGCTTGATTGATTGTCTAGCCTGTAAGTCTGAAGCCTTTTTACCCTCTAAAGATTTCCAGAGTTTGTCAACTCGCTCATAACTTGACCCCTGCCAGTTGTCAGATGTTGATGATTTAATTTGGTTCTGCCAGTACACGGCTTGATCTTCTGCCCATTTTAAAAACTCGCCTTCCTCAATTAATCCATTTTCAGTAAATACTTTAAACTGGGTATCTTTTTTGAGTGTTCTAATACTGGACTGGACAATACTGTACTGCCTTAAAGTTTCGTCAGCTAACTGTCTAATGGCTTCATAACCCACTTTTTTACCAGTAAGCGGTAAAAAAGTCAAGTCTTCAGGTGAAAGCCCGTTAGCATCAAGCCACCGCCGAACCTTGAGAGCTTTTCCCGTGGCATCAACACCATCATCAATCTTTTGACCGATATCAATTAAAAACCCTATATTCCAATCCTGACCTATGGCTTCCAACTTTTTAACAGCATCCTCAATTTGATTGATGCGAGACTCAACCATTGGGGATAGATTCTTTTCCCATGATGGAGTCTGTTCATCCCCAAACCGTTGTTTTTCGTATTGCTGATAGGTTTTATTTTGTGACTTTAAAGACTCATCAAGGTTAACCCGACTAGCACCAGCTAACGCTTTTAACCGTTTAGTTTCCTCTGCAATCTCACGGGATATTTTGCGCAATTCGACCGCCGCGTTATACGTCCCTATGTCAGAGTCGGGGATTTGGGTTTTGGTTATGGGAAGTTTAGAGGTATCAGCTAGAATACCATCAATTTCTTTCTGCAATTGTTCAAGTTTTTTAGTCTGTATAGCGATATCAGAAATAGTGGACTTGGCATTATCTAATCCAGGTCTAAACCTACTCTCTAATTCCTTTTTGAACTTAGGGACTTGAGCTTTAATATCCATAGCATCCTGAGTCAACTTGTCTAACGGTTGTTGTCTTTCTATCTGACTAAACGGCTCGTAGGTTTGCTCGTAGTTTTTAGTTTTCTTAACTCTATTTTCCCAATCTAATATCTGAGATTCAAGTTCTTTAGCTTGTTTTTCTAGTTGCGCTCCGGTCTTTAGATAACCCATTCTCCCTAAGATTGATTCAGTTTGATTGGTTGTAGCTGTGAGAGTTTGATCGGTTCTTTTCAATAGTCTAACAGAACTATCAATCTCGGCCTTAACCCTTTTTAGTTCGGCGCGAAGTGATGTCAATTCATTTTGAATATCACGCCCAAAAAAGTTCTCAGGGTAAAGAGGATCTAATAGGTTTTGATAGTGGGATTGGAGTTCAGTTAATTTAGATTGTAAACCCTCTAGGTTTGTTTTTTCAATCAGATTAGACACGGGTTCTATAATTAATTTAGCACGGTTATTTGCTTGTTCTAGCCCCGCTATTTTCTTGTTAGGAGGGATGAAACCTTTAGACATTTGGCTGTCTATCTCGTTAGATATTTGAGCCTTCAAGCTATTGGTAGCATCGGACAGACTAGATCCTTCATTCCCTAGATTCTCAACAGCTTGGTTTCGTAGTTTGGCTGCGGGTGTGAGATTGGGGATATCTAATTGATTAAGTGCCAGATTAGCTTTTTCAAGTTGCAATCCGATGGCGTTGGCTTTTTTTTGGGCTTGTTCTATTTTTGTTTGAATCCGAGCCTGTCTAACTTCTCTAATTCTAATTTCTTCAGGTGAGACGAACTCCTTGGGATTCCGTTTGTTCATGCGACGAAGACGGACATTAAATCTGCTCTCATCGGATCTAATTTTAGCTAACTCAATTCCTAGATCCTTGATTTCTTGTAAGGCTTCGCGTCGTTGTTGTAGCCCGATTTCCCTCTGTTTGATAATTTTACCAACTGCAATCTCTGGAGTGTCTAAAGTCACATCATCGGGAATCATTGGGACGTAATCATCCAATCCCACAACCTGACGTTTTTCTTGTGCTTCGATTGATTTAATTTTATCTATAGCTCTCTGTATCCGGTCATCAGAAATACCACGCTTTTTGAGTCTACGTTTTAAATCACTCCATGACTTAGAAGGTTTATCTTTTAATTCGTCAAAAATTGCCTTGGATTCGGAACGGGAAAAGCCCAAATTCTTTAACCATAATTCCGAAGGACTGGTTAGTTTTTCTAATTCAATCCTGAGTTTATCTTTATCAGCTAAACCCTGCAATGTTTTAAAGGCTTTACTTTTGCGAGATATCCCCTTGACATCCAATAAATCATCAATAGAACTAACTTTATTCTCTTGTAAATAATTGATTAAATCATCTAATTGTTTTTTAGGTAAAAATTCTTTTAATCCCTCTCTAATTTCTTCAGGCGTGGCGCTGTTTAACTCAACTCCATTTAAAAATAATCGGGGTTGAATCTCAATCACACCTTGACCCGGCAATGATTCAGTCTGATTCTTGCGACGTTGACGGATCTGTTCTGCCGTCTGCACCTCTCCCGTCGCTTTGGCTATCCGGTGAAGTTGAGAGGCAAGGGCAACATCTACAAGTCCCCGTTCAACAGCCTCCCTGACTGGAGATGGGATCGAAATTCCTGGTGAAGCGACACCCGACCCCGGAACCCGTGCCTTTTTCTGTGACAATAGAATCGCTGCCAAGATACCCGCAGCTAACCATTTGGGCGGTGCATTAAATAACTTTCTTTTTTTAGATGATTGGCTGTCCTTGTCTAGCTCATCTTGATTAGAGGGATCTGCCAAACGGGGAGATAGTACACAGCGACACATAACGTGCATCGGGGGTGTATTAGCTGAAACAGTCTCTATATCATTAAGATCAATAGTCATCCCGTGGCGGTCTTCGCACACCTGACAACGGCGATCATCCATGATTGACAGGAAAACAACATGAGACACTAAACCCGAATCTTTATAGGTCTGCAACCTTCCGGCGTTATAAGCAAAAGTCAGTTCAGTGCGGGCTATCTTTTCAGCGCGATTCTTGAAACCCTTATCACCTAACTCTGAATTGATCCGCTTGAGAAGTTCTGATCTGTTTATCGGTTCCCCTGTTTCGGATTGGGGTTGGATTGCTGCAAATAGATGATTCTTAATTTTCCCCCATTGAGTTGAGGAAATATCGGATGCTAGGGTTTTTGAACGATTAGCGATCGCAGTCTGAGCAGGGACATTCTCTATAGATGCCAATTCCGTATCTAGTAGATCCTCATCAAAATTAGCCGTTCCCTTTTTCTGTTGAGACTTAATTTCATTGTTTCCATGCTTCCGCCCGATGTTCCAACCCCCTAACCACATTCCATAAATTGATTTAGTCAACTCAGGAATTAAGACGGCTTGATAATCCTCAATTGCCTTTGAGTCCTTGGTTCTAATCGCTCCGTCTAAATCCTTTAATGCTTTAGAAACCACGCGACTAAAGGCATCGGTTAAAGTATTAACCCCACCACTCTCTAATCTATTCAGATTAATTTTTATCGACTTTGGCTTAACGTAGTCAGGTGTTTTAGCTCGGAATATTGCGGAACTATTTGGAGAGAAAACGGAGTCAAACATAATCTTTTCAATAATTAATTATTATAACATTAAGTAAACAATTCTCTAACCTTCTTAACAGATACCTCCTCTGGATTAAATTGCTGCTGCTTAACTTTTTCCTTGAGTACATCCTGTTCTGATACCCCATCGGAAAACGTAGGATTGGGACAAGATGATCCAATGATCACCGAGTCCCCTGCATCCGGTGAACGTTTCAGTCTAGCCCGGACGTGCTTCTTACTCTCACAAGCTATCTGTCTATCTTCCCCACCTTTTCCCGATAATGAGTAACGGTGTGATGATAGATCCTCGAATACCTGATCCTCAATATCTCCGAGGGGTGCGATCGCTATTTTCCCTAACCTTAACCCGTCCCTAAGTTTCCAGAATAGCTCGGTCTTACGGTTTGAAAACTCATGGTTATTTTCAGCAGATTCTCCAAAAGCACAACCACGGACAAAATACCCCTGTTGTTTTAATCGTGCTAACGTCCCTGCACCCACGCCCGTTTTATCAACCGCAGCATAATAAGCACCCCCTAGTTTCCTAATCTTTTCAGCAACAATATCAGCAATTCTAATTGTGTCTAACTCATCCCCTTGAGTGGGATATAAGACTACTTCATAAAGGACATCACCGCGCCATAATGCAACGGCGTGACTATCCCCTCCATCCCCAACATCAACCCCAAGTCTCCAAGGCGAAATAATAGCCCGTCTATCCCAATACTCAGGATTAAAGTCGTAGCGTTCCCTTGCAGCTTTTAACCAAGTGGAAGGGATGATTCCCTCGATGATATCTTCTGGAAAAATACCCTCTACCCGACCTTGCCAGAACACAGAAAACTCACCCTTGTCTTGCCTGACTTCTTCAATCCATTTCAGGGATATAGCGCCGGGGATGACATCATGGGGAAACTCGGGGGGCCATTTATCCTGAGTTTTAACTAATCCATTTGAGTCTAAAAGTTGAATTGCCACCGATGGTTTTAATCTATGGATTAACCTTAACTTACCAGCCGGATCTACCACTTCCTCAAGTTGATATGCCCAAGCCACATTGGGGTGATTCCATGCAGGGATTGTAATATTAGTGCGATCGCAAGCCTTAGAGAATGGGGATTGTTTATTCAGAGGGTTGCCAATTCTTAACCCTCTGTTTGACGATCCGGTTAGGCATGACTGAAAACCATCGTCAATAATTTCTGAGATGCCATCCGCTTCATCTGCTATGAGTAGCAACCTATCCGCGTGTTTACCTTGGAATGAGTTGGTGTCATAGTTGCGAGCGGTGAAACCATAGGCCCGTGCCGTCTCGGATTTCCTGACAAATAACTCCCCACGGGTTCCGCCTAACTTTTCTTTGTTGCGGTCATATATTTTCCGTATCTCAGACCAAAGGATTTGCTTAACCTGATCCTCTGTTGGGGCTGTAGTGATTGCCAGACCGTCAACGGCAAAAACCCACCACAAAACACATACAGCCGAACCGATAGACTTTCCTACCCCGTGCGCGGCTTTAACGTTTGTTTCTGGGTTATCTCGGACACTCTCAAGGAATCGCTGTTGATCCTCTGTTGGTTCGACTCCAATAAACCGAGAGAAACCTACGGGGTCATTTTTAAATCGAGTTAAGGAATTACGACCGGATTTAGTTTGTTTCTGCTGCCGTCGTTTCCTTGCTTCCCTTAATTCTTTCTTGAGTCGCTCCCCTTTTTGGATAGCTCGAAGCATGATATCTAATCCTCACTATCATCTTCAGAGTTATCGAAGTTTTCAATAACAATACTGAGTTGATAACTATGTTCGTCTATCAACATAATTGTTTTTAATCCGTCCATTGCATTTTTAGATTGGACATGAACCCCTGACTTTGTAGCTTTAGCGCAAGCCTTAACCGCATCCTGATCCTTGGCAAGATCACGATAGGCTTGATTCGTTACCTTGAAACATTGGGCTGTATTGTCTTTTAGTGCATTTCTAAAAATATCTATTTCGCGTTGTCGCTCTAAAAGTTTTTCTCTAAGTTCGGTCTTTTCTTGTTCAGACATTGGTTTTAATACCTCTGCATATTTGTGGAATATCTTATATTTGGTTTCTTCCCATATCGGGTGTTTTTTCCAGTGCCTTATAGAACTTTCGCTTACCCCAATCTGTTTGGCTATCTCACAGTTGGTTAGCCAAGGTTTATCAAGTAGGAGTTGAACCGCTTGCTCAATTAAATCAAGTCTGAATTTTTTTATTGCGGTTAATAACGAATAACTACTATTTTAAGTTAACATAGCTATAAACCTTTCTACAACTTAAATATGACTAAACCTAAAATTATTGAAACAAATATTTCAAATCTGACACCCGATCCGAATAATGCCCGCAAAAGAACGCCGTTATCAGCTAAGGTGATTTCCAAATCCTTAGAACAGTTTGGGGCTTGCCGTTCCATTGTTATTGATGAAAATGACGTTATCCGTGCGGGGAATGGAACCTTTGAGGAGGCGGGTC